ATATAAAACTAGTATCTCTTTTTTCACAAAAAGTTCTATCATTACTACTATCAATAACTTGAATAGATCTTATGATCATACAATCAGAAGGTAAACTTAAATATCTATTTGAAGCAGTAAAAGCTGAGGTAGCATATTTTCTTAGATCATCATAATCAACTTTGCCAGCAACATCTAATTCTACAGATCTAATAAAATCTTGTATAATAGCATCTGTTAAAACATTACTATCTACTTCAGTATAATTTCTTACTTGAGTTAAAAAATTTGAATAAGTTGTAGCCATTATGTAATACTCACCGTTGTGTTTCCAATTAATGAATCCAATTGTCTTCTTCTATTTTGTAAAGATGGATCCGCAGGTATCATAGCACTTGTGCCTTGAGTAATAAATGCAAAATCTCCTGGTAAAGAAAGATTAGCAACCCCTACAAATATTCCACCAGAATCTGCAATAGTAGCATCATTTGGAGCTTGTGGATTAATAGTTGATATATCAGTAGGTTGTTGAAATTTCATTGTTCTTGGATTTTGTAAAGCTACTGGATCTGCTTTGTGATAAGGTGGATCAAGTTGTGGATGTTTTGGTTCAAACTCAGATATATGTACTAAAGAACCATTCCATTCTTTTACCATTTCTCTATAAGGAAATGCTTGACCTGATCTATCTGATATTGCTTTTGATCTTTTTCCACTTGCAAAACTCATTATACACCATCTCCAAAATAAGTTTGAGGAGAAATGTAAACAGAAGTTCTTGAACCATCCTCATTTAATGCTCTTAATAATTCATCTTCATAAAGTTGTTTTAATAATTGAATTCTATCTGGTGCCTTTTTTTGCGAAAGATAATATGCAAGACCAGAACACATACACGGTAAAAATCTAAAAGGAACATCTGGATTATTTGAATAAACTCCAGCATCTTCAATTCTATCAATTGAGTAAAATTTTAAAGTTGTAAATGTTGTAGCATCTGGAGCTAGATAAACACTGATAGTAGGTTGTGTTTGTCTATCAACAAAATATTGAGATGGTTGTCCAGTTGTTAATTTATTTGGTAAAGCAGAGTAAGCTGATCTATCGATTTTTGTTAGGGCAATGTCTTGAGTATCTGATGCTCCAGAGCCAGTAATATTTTTTACTGGTACTCCTGCTGAATGTGCTACGGCTAATGAACCCAACGCACCTCTTGTTGCCCCAGTCAAAGTGTTCCCACCTTTACCAGTATAAGTAATAAATTCTAAACCTATTTGAATTGTGCCACTTGAAGCGAATCCAGTAGCATCTGTTAATACAACACTTGTTACAGAATTAGTTAAAGCAGTATTTAAAGTTCCATTCACTGCACCACTTGAAGAGATGTAAGCTTCTAAGACGTCATTGACTTGAATTGGTACGGAATAAGTTGCAACTCCAGCTGTAAATTGAATTTGATTTAATTTTACTTTCCAAAGATGAACACCTCTATTACCCCATTCTGAAAATAAAAGATTTAAACTTCTTCTAGCACTTTTTAAGTCATAACCACTATTAGTTCGAATACCACATCTTTCGTATGCTTCTTCAATAATATCATCGATCTGAAGATCGAATGTAGTAGTTCCTGACGTAGCCATAATTCATTACATTAAATCTTTATAATAATCTAAAGATTTCCCTGGTGGTAAACTTTCATCTTGTAAACCCATACCTGAAGTTCTAGCTGCTCCATAACCTCTAACAGATTTACCAATTGATGCTTTCATTATTTTTTTTTCTCTTTTTGAACTTTTTGTTGATCCAATTTTATCTTCAACTTTTCTAATATCTCTCATATTATCGCCTTTGGCTGCCATACCTTTTTTTGCTTTCATCATTTTAAAATCCTCTCCAGATATTTTACCATCTTTATTTTTATCTAATTTTTTTTGTCCGCCTTTTAACATAATAATTCTCCTTAAATTTCTATCATACCACCATAATACTTCTTGGTAAAGGTACTTACATTTGTTGGTTTACCACCAACTCCTTGAGCTTTACTTCTTTTTCTTGCAACGGCACTCCGCTTCTGAGAGCCTGTCATCCTTGCTGCTTTTGCAGCAGGAACGCACTTTGGATACTTCCTTTTTTGATCCGATGCTAACTTTGAACGGCCACAAGGTGCGTATGAACCATCTTTTCGTTTGCTCCCAATGTCTACCCATTTTTGATCGAACCATTTTTTTAATCCCATTAGAAGACACCTTTGAATTTTGTCCCCTTGATAGCTGCTCCAGCTCCACGGCACATACCACCTTCTGTATATTTTCTTAGATTAGTGCCCATTAATTCAATTCTTTCTTTATCTCCACTAGATTTAATTCTATCTTTCTTTTTGTAATTTTTAGAGGATTTGGCTTCATCCAAAGCTCTTACTTCTGCAGCAGTAAACATTCTGCCTTTTTTAACTTCATTACCTTTGTCAAAACTTTTTGAAAATGAAAACATTACATCTTTAGATTTACCAGTTTTAGAACCAGTTAAAGACAAACTAGAATTTTTACCCTCTTTAGTAAAAGTAGCTCCAATTGTACTATTAATATTTTGTTTAGATTTTTTACTAAAAGGTTTTTCAAGACTTAAAGTTAAACTTTTATCTTTTTTCTTTACTGCTAATTGACCCTTTGGCACAGTAACATATTCGTCATCAAATGCTCCAATTGCACCAGTAATATCTATACCTTTTTTCTTAGTCATCTAACATTCCTTTATAATAATTAGTATAACTTTTATTTGATACTTCATGACCGGCTAAATTACCTTTTATATAGCTTCCATCATATGTTTGTAGTTTTTGTGCAAATTGACCATCAGAAGCTTTTACAACAGATTGTAAAGTTTTTGCTTGGGCTGCATGTGTTCTTGATGCTTTTTGTAAACCACTTATTACTTTCTTAACTTTTGCTTCTCCCCCAGTAACTTTTCCAGCTGGTTTAGGACCTTTAAAATCTTTTCTTTTTACACCACTTGGATCTTTAATTTTACCGGCACAAATTTTACTAGCGTAGGCATTAGCATATGCTGAAGGATATACTCGAAATTTTCTTTTAGCGGCTGCTTTGCCTCTGGCACATAGTTTTGTCATAGTTTTTAAGCCTTTTTCTGTTGTACAACTTTTTAGATTGTATCACTTTTGATTTATAGTTTCTAGACCTTAGCTTTTTTGCTATTGGGTTTTTTGTAAAGGTCGTCATAATATGAACCTAATCCTTTAACATCAGGAGCTTTTACTTTAAATTTTTTTCTAGTTTTTTTACCCCAACCTCTGCCTAAGCCAGGTTCAAGTAAACTAGGTATTTGTCCTCTTGTTATTGCCATTTATTCTATTTCCGTTTGGTATACTAATATAATTCTTCTTTCAAAACAATTCCTACCAATAGGTATCATAGCATGTGGTAGTAATCCATCAAACACTAACAAATTATTTCTTTTAGGTATTGAGGTATATAAAACTTTATTTTTTTCTTTATTATAAACAATAGTATGCCCACCCCAATCAATATTCCAATCTTCACAAGAATTAAGATATAATATAACTGTTCTATTATAGTTTAATTTTGTTATTCTATCTTGATGTATTTCCATTTCATTACCATACTGATAAGAATTAAAATAAGCATTATGTGGCATAAATTTAACTTTATATCTATCATTGAGTTGCTTAATAATAAAATCATCAAAATCTCTTAGAGGTTCTTTTTTATCTAAAAAAGTATAATTACAATTTCTATTATACTTGTTGATTCCTTTTTCATTGTTTGCAAAGGATCCAAAATCCCATTTAATATTTGGTAAACCTTTAAGTAATAAATTTAAATTTTCTTCACTTAAAAAATTATCAGTGCTATCTATGAAACCTTGCTTATAAATATCTTGCATCTGTATTTAAAAAAAGTTTATGTCCCATCGTATTATGTTTCTTATTTAATATCTGATTAACATTTCTTTCTGTCAATGTCTTTAAGTTTTCTGATAAATTATCATATTCTCTTGTTATTTTACTTTTATCAATTAAATTTAATTCATTTAAGACTATAATAAAATTAGGTTCTGTAAATAAAAGATACTCATTATCAAAATCCTCCTTAATCAATAATCTACTTTTTACTTTTTCTAATATGTCTATTAAACTTTGAGGTAATTTTAATTGTAATTCTTTCCAAAATTTAGAATCTTTTTTGTTACACATGTAATGTAATAGGACAAAGTCTCTAATGTTTTCTACTATTGAAATAAATTTTTTATTATAAAGATCAATATCTTTTTGTTGATAATTACTCAAAAGATGTATTAAAAGAAAAGATTGTTGGATTGATGTTCCAATAGAAGATGCTTCTAAGGGTTCTATAAAACTAGAACTTAAACCAATTGCTACACAATTTTTTATCCAAGCTCTATCTAAACTACCTGCTTCAAATTTAATATTTTTAGCTACATTAATTTTTTTATTTAAATAAATTTCACATTCTTGTTTAGCTTCTTCTGCTGTAATGTAATTATTATTATATACATAACCATTACCCCAACGACCATTAGTAGGTATTCGCCACATCCATCCACCAGACATAGCTTTAGCTAAAGTAAAAGGAGTATATTCTTCTGTATCTTCAGTAGGAAAAGCTATGGCTTCATTCATAGGTAAATATTCTTTATATGAAATCCATTTTGCACCAAGTTTAGATATTAAAAATTTTTTAAATCCAGAACAGTCAATAAAAAAATCAGATGTATATTTATTTTCTTTACTAAACAAACAATCAATATAACCAAAATCATTAAACTTTAAATCTGTTATTTTATCATCAATAAAATTTATTCCTATTTGCTCACATTTTTTTATTAAAAATTTATTTAATTTAATTGTATTAAAATGAAATTGATTAGCTAAATTATCTTTTGCAATATTACTATTCCAACAAAAAGGTAAGGTGTATTTTTTAGAATTTAAATTGTTTTTGGTACAAAA